ATTGCTCTTTTTTTCCTTTCGCCACGTTTTTTGTTTTTTTTTTTATTTTTTATTATGATAGGGGGGCCCGTGTTTTTTTTTTTTTTTTTATATTTCTTTTTCCATGAAAAATGAAAAAAAATCATACGTTCAGAAAAAATCAGAAACTGGGTGTCTGACATCTAACAAAAAGTGAAAGTTACCTCTCGGTCCAGTATGTGTTGGCCACATTCTTTCATTTTCGTTTTCTGTGCGTGTATGGATTGTCCATCTAGCGGTCATTGTTTCGAGTTGAGTTGGGAAGGGAGTGCCATCCAATTGCTCGATAATTTCAAACCATCCAGATCGAATCATCCATCTGAGTGCAGCGTATTTGGGCTTAACCTCTTTATTAATAACAAGTTTTCTCCATATTAGTGCGCAAAGATTGTGAAATCTAGTGCTACATCCAAGAGCAGCTCGTGCCATGCCAAGGGCGGAGGCAGCGAGTCGTCCCCAATCTTGGGGTCTCTCTGGAAAGAAAAGGTGTCGTAAAAGGTCTTCATCTGTTCGATAAGCTAAACCGTTGTGGTTAAAATAGCTTAGAACTGAAGCGCCTGAAACACTGTTCAGTATTTGTGACTTCTTAACGTTAAGCCTCGCATTAAAGTAGTGTGCGGCGGCTTCTGACAATTTGTCAAGAAAAGAAGGACCATAAAGTTGAAACATTCTTTCAAAGAATGAAATCAACGAGTCATCTCCCTGAAAGCGGGACCAAAATTCCTCTGCTTTGATGTTGACTCCAAGGGAAGAAAGGCATGTGTAAATCATGATGGCATTTGCGAATGTATCCATCAATTGCGTCTGCTGAAAACCGGATCCAAATCCGTTGTATTGCCATTTCCAAACGTGTCCGTTCGGTAAAACTATTGGCGTATCAGTGATCGCGTTGCACATCCATCTCCAAAGTCTATCAATGTGAGTAGGGTTGGTGTATGCGTTAGGGTATTCTGAGGTAGGCTCATAAATGGTAAAGTCAAAGTAACTTCTCCAAATGCAATGTACTTGCTGAATGAGTTGATGTAAAAGCCTTTTGTCAAATTGACTCCAATCAATGCTTAGAACCGTGTTTGGTGGTCCGTTTGTGTGCATCTCTTGAAAAAGCTTTCTCCATCCTCCTCGACTCATTTCTCGTCCCCAAAGTAATCGGCCTGCGTCACTATTCAGATATGTGGCTTGTAAGGGCCAAATGAACATAAGCTCGGCTTGTAGAAGGAGTTTAGGTGCTCAAAAGAC